TTGTAAGCCATTAACCTTAAGTGGTGAAGGTTTAACCATTATCAGTATGCAACTATTGGAGTGTATTCCATCTGATACTGTAGCAGTAGCAGGACTTACACTAGGTGCTGATCCTTTGGTCAGTGGAGTTGCTGTAGTATCTAATTTACAAAGTAGAAAACTTGATGCTTTGATTGTTCGTAAAGAACCAAAAGGACATGGAACACAGGCTTGGATAGAAGGTCCATTACTACCTAAAGGTTCTAAGGTTGTTGTTTTGGAAGACGTTATTACAACAGGTGGTTCTGCTTTAAAGGCAGTAGATAAGTTACGTGATGCTGGTTACATAGTTGAAACGGTAATTACTATTGTTGATCGTCAGGAAGCAGGTGTTAATATGGTAGATTCAGGGATTGATCTCATAAGTTTATTTCAATTAGAAGAGTTAATCTAATGATTACAAAAGGAGAGTGGGATATAATTGCTAGGTGTGTAGCAAGAAATCCTTCTGAGGAGACATCCACTATTCTTAAGAAGTTATCTACTTTAGCCCAAGGTAACATTTCAGAAGTTACTTGTTTGGATAGCTATGGTAAGTTGACTAAAAAAGTTATAATTGAATTCGAAGATGTAGATTAATGAAGATAGGTATTATGTGTTCCGGTGAAGGAACAAACTTTGAAAACGTTGTTCGAACTTGTAGGAAAGATGAAGTTGTGTTGATGATACACAACAAAGAAAAATGTGGTGCGGCTAAGAGAGCAGAGAAATTAGGTATACCCCATCTTCATATTAAAAGTAAAGATGAAGATTTAATCATCAAAACTTTTAAAGCAATGGAAGTAGATCTTATTGTTCTTGCTGGTTGGATGCGAATCATAACATCTAAAATGGTTGACGCATTTCCCAATAGAATTATTAATGTACATCCATCATTACTACCAAAGTATAAAGGATTACATGCTGTTGAACAGGCACTAGAGAGTGGTGATGATACTACTGGATGTACGGTACATTATGTGACAGAAGAACTTGACTCTGGTGATATAATATGTCAAGAGGAGGTTCATATATTTCCACATGATACTGTTAATTCATTGACTAAAGTCATTCAACAGCGAGAGTATGAAATTTTACCTAAAGCGATTGAATATGTTAAGCAAAGACTCAAGACTTAGATTGACTGAAATTTGTTGCAGGATTAAATTAAGTCGTCCTGTTACATTAGAAGAGAGAGTCTGGGTTAATAAATTATGTGAGACCAGTGAACAAGCTAAAGGAATTTATGAGAGGTTTACATGTTAAGTACAAAGTATAGATTGGAACTAACTGATATCTGCTGTCGGATGATGACTACTGACGGTATTGAAGTAAGTTTAGAAGAAAGAATCTGGATGAATAAATTGTGTGAACATAATCCTCAAGCAAGAGATCTTAGGGCTTCTTTGCTTTGTCCTTATAAAGTGGAGGGAAGTTCGGAATGACTAAAGGTTTTAATACTGAAGGAGATAACAAGGTTAGAGTTAATATCCATATGGATGAGATTAATAATCTTGTTAAGAAATATAAAAAAATTAAGAAATATCAGAAGTCATCTCTCTTTGCCATACATGAAATTGACGGTACAGAGACCTATATTGATAGATTATTAAATGAAACGGAAGATTCTGACGAAACGGTATCCGATGATACAGTTTCACTTGACTAAATAAGACTATGTGTGTTAGTATTAACACATCGTTCAGCCCATTAGGGCCGCAAGTAAGCCGACTCGGAACGGAATCGTTCATCCTATGATTAACTTACTACTACCAGTTCTAATTGCTTCCACACCTGTTGGACTCCTTGATTGTGAGTCTTATCATTATTTGATGGCGGATATGACATTCCCTGACGTTAATGAAGAGGTGAAGCAAGAAATTAAGCAAACGCTTAAGGATGGAACTGATCCTGCTTGTTTTAAATCATAGGACGCAAAAGCCGACTAAAGGAACGGACTTAAAAACCCAACTACTTTAGGAGCAATCCCATGGCACAAGTAACTTACAGGGGTATCAAGTATGATACCAAGGACAGCAAGAGCTGTCAGAAAAGAGTCTCTGAACTCGTTTACAGGGGCATTAAGCATACAGAAGTGAAAACTGTCTGTGCTTAACAATATTAATCTTACTTGATTATGAAGAGGATCTGGTTGACAGATCCTCTTTTTTTGTATAAGATATTCAAGGAGTAAGGTTTCATGGAATTGGAAAGAGAAAAACTTAAATTGATTGTGAGGAATCTGAAATTGCTTGTAGATGCTCTTGAATCGGAAGTGTATTCGGACGTTGACAATTACAATTCCAATACCTTTGCTGAACATACATATGATGAAGTCTTTGAGGATGACGATGGATACCCCGATTAATTTGAAGTTGCGTGAGGAAGTATTAAGTATACTTCTTAAGAATTTCGGCAATGAAGGTACAAATAGATCAATCTATGAATGTGCCGATGATTGGTGTAGTAAACAAGTAACTACATCAGGTCTCATTAGTTATTATAAAGCGTATTATTTAAAATGAAATCAGAAGCTAAATTGATAAGTGTTACTCCTGATGCGGAGAAGACAATAGCATATGTTGCTCGCGTTAGTAACCCTAAGAATCAGGACAATGAAAAGTTTGCAGGACTCTTGAAGTATTGTATTAAACATGGTCATTGGAGTGTCTTTGAACAGGCGTTTATGACATTGGAAATTAATACTACTAGAGGACTTGCTGCACAGATACTTAGACACAGATCATTTACATATCAAGAATTTTCTCAAAGATATCAGGATGTCTCTTTCATTAGAGAAGATATTCCTTTACCAGAATTACGTCGTCAAGATTTAAAGAACAGACAGAATAGTATTGATGATATAGATCCAATAACACAACAAAATTTTGAGATTGAAATGCGAAAACATTTTGATCAGGCTATAGATTTGTATAAGAAGATGCTTCGTGCAGGGGTAGCAAAGGAATGTGCTCGATTTGTATTACCTCTTGCTACTCCTACTCGTCTTTATATGACGGGTTCTATAAGATCTTGGATACATTATATTGATTTAAGATCTGCCCATGGAACACAGAAAGAGCATATGGAGTTGGTAGAAAATGTTCGTAAGATTTTTATCGGACAGTTTCCAACTGTCTCAGAAGCTCTAGAGTGGTCTAAATAATTATCCATTATTATTGTTAACATATGCCTACCTATCCTGTTATTAATAAAGAAACTGGTGAAACAAAAGAACTTTCTATGTCAATGATGGCATACGGAGAGTGGAAAGAAGAGAATCCTGATTGGGATAAAGATTGGTCCAAGGGTGTTGCTGGAGTCGGAGAAGTTGGCGACATGCATATGAAAGGAGAAGCAAATTCCAGTGGATGGAATGAAATCCTAGATAGAGCATCCAGACAACCTGGTTCCACTGTTCGTAAAAACCGAGACTATAGTTAAGCATGCCTAGAAAAAAAAGTTCAGCAACTGAAGCGATCGGAGTAGGTCTTACAGCTAAACAAATGAGACGGAAAAAACCAATTAATTCTGATTTTTTGGTTGATATTGAACCATTAACTAAGAATCAGGAGAAATTCTTTACCGAATATGATGCCGGTAAGAATTTATTTGCGTATGGTTGTGCTGGCACAGGTAAAACTTTTATTGCTTTGTATAAGGCATTAAAAGAAGTTCTTGATGCCGATTCTGTATATGAAAGAATCTATATGGTAAGATCTTTGGTGTCTACTAGGGAGATTGGATTTCTTCCTGGAGATCATGAAGACAAGTCATATCTTTACCAGATACCTTACAAAAAAATGGTAAAGTATATGTTTGAGATGCCTACAGATGCAGACTTTGAAATGTTGTACGGCAATTTGAAGACGCAAGATACTTTAGACTTTTGGAGCACCTCATTCATAAGAGGTACAACATTTGATAGTGCTATTATTATAGTTGATGAATGTCAAAACTTGAACTTTCATGAACTTGATAGTATAATAACTCGTGTAGGTGAAAACTCTAAGATCATCTTCTGTGGAGATGGTGTGCAAAGTGATTTAACTAAAACATCAGAGAGGGAAGGTCTTCATACATTCATTGAAATCATTAACAAAATGCCTTCATTTTCGTTAGTTGAATTTGATATTGATGACATCGTTCGATCTGGTTTGGTTAAAGAATACATTATGGCTAAGAACTTTTTAGGTATGGTATGACGTTTAATCATTGTAATTACTTGGGTGATATTGAACTTGAGAAAAAAGAAATAGATGGGGTTCGTTTCTATAACTTACCTGACGGACAATGGGTTCCGTCTATTACTTCTGTAACTTCTCATTATAATCGTCAGATTTTTATTAATTGGCGTAAACGAGTTGGTATTGAAGAAGCAAATAGAATTACAAAGAAAGCTACTACCAGGGGCACTGATTTTCACCAAATCTGTCAGG